TTTCAATCTTTTTCTGTTTGTCTGAAAACTTATAAGTTAGATCATCAAGTTTCTTGAGTTTACTAATGATTTTAGATTCGTCAGTGATCTTTTCACGTAACCCAGTGTTTTCATTCTGAGCAGATTTTTGTAGACCTACCCATTTATAATAGTCTTGTTGGGCTAGATTGATCTTATTTCTATAGTTAGCAATAAGTTCATCATTATTTTGCTTTAGCCTTTCAACATTCTGACGGTATAGATCAATCTTCTGTTGAGCCAGTTTAATCTCAACATCAGCATCAATGATTTGTTCTTTATTCTGTAGAACCTTACCTTTAAGTAAGATGTTCATTGTTGAAAAGATTTCGATGTCAAGTAGATCTTCAATCACTTCACGTCGATGAGCAGCAGGAAGTTGCATGAATGGAGTGAACGAAGCTGAACCAAGAATCACGATTTGTGAAAAAGATTTATGATTAAGTTTAAGAATTTGCTTCTCAAGCATTTCCTGATACTCTTTCATCTCAGCGTTTTGATTGACGAGGTTACCATTCTGATGTACTTCAAAAAGATTAGGTTTCATGCCTCGTACAATCTTGTATTGGTGCTTCCCAATCTCAAATTCAACTTCAACAACTAGATTCTTATTGTTAATTGAATTCATTAACTGAGGTTTATTGATTTTTCTAAAGGGTTTGCCATATAAAGAAAAAGATAAAGCATCAAGAATAGTTGATTTACCTGCGCCATTCTCGCCAACAATAAGAGTTGACTTACTACGATTCAAATCAATTTCAGTAAATGTATTTCCAGTTGAAAGGAAATTCTTCCATCTTAATTTACGAAATAAAATCATTATTCCACCATTAGTGCTTCATTATACAATTCTTGTAGAAGCAATGTTAATTGTTCATTATCACTTTTTGATACTTGAGAAGCATACTTATTTAGTAATGAGAAAGTATCTTCAGCTTCTTCAAGCAAATCATCATCCAATTCAAGATTTAAATTTAAGTGATCTTCTACCACTTGAAGATCAGCAACTCCAGCTTTTTCAAGTTTATCTATGAATAAATCAAACATATGAAGATTAGTTTTTTGTTTCACAACAACTTTAATAATACAATCAACGTACTGTGAAAAGTCTTGATTCACGATTTCCATGTAATCACTATCAGCATCATTATAGAATATCTTATGAAAGATTTTATCATTATTCTGAATGAATGTCAACTCACGTGTGCTTGTATCGAATACATGAAACCCACGTGGATCGTCATAGTCTGACCATGTCATTTCATAGGGTGCACCTAAATAATTGATATTGCCTTTGCTTGACTTATGGTGAAAGTGACCTGAACATACAATATCAAACTTATCAAAAAGCTTTGGATCAAAGCCATGATTGTTAGGTGAGCCTTTATACATCTCAAAACCATTTAATTCAAGGTGTCCAAATAGAACTTGAGCATCTGTCATTTCAATAGCAGACATACATTGTTCATAATTATCAGAACAAATCCACGGCATGAATAAAATCTTACAACCATCAATACTAAATTCTGTAGGTTCAGAATAATAGTTAAAATGAGCATTATCGCGATATAATACATTCATTGAGTTAATTTCATTCGTATTCTTAAAATACGTATCATGATTTCCAATGATTGCGTGTAAAAACAACTTATTCTTATAGATTGGCTCAATGAAATCATTATCTAAATTTTTAGCAGTAACAAAATTGATGTACTTACGTCGATCTACAATATCACCAAGATGAACAACATAGTTTATTCCATGCTCTTCTAGATATGGAAAGAATACATTCTTATAGTATCGTGAAATATGTTTTGCAAACACCGGGCTGTCATTCCGGCAACCGAAAGTGTGTATCAGTAACTAAAGCAATTTGAGTCATCTGATTTTCCTCCTTCTGAGGTTCTTGCCCCAGCGTTAGGGACCGGACCATCTGCACCTATTCTAAGTTCAGGGTCTTGTCCATTTAAATAATATTTTTTATATAAATGTTTAGAAATATTGGTTTGTTCTAACAAATTTTTCCAACCAAGATATATTGATCCTTTATATTCTATTTTAATTGAGTTTTTTTGACTAGCCGCTTGCCCACCTAATTTAGCATATTGTTTTTGCCTTTTATAAAAAAATTCTGGATCTTCATTTTTCATCGTCTCCATTGTATTTTTCATTCTTATAGAAACATTATGCCTTCTTTCATCGGCATCTTCCCAATGTTTACTAACAATATCACTTAACTTTTTTCTATAATTTTCATTATCTTCTCTATGAGCATGATGATTATTTTTCTGAAATTCAGACCAATATTTTCTATAATGTTCATATAACCTAGAAGTTCCTTGAACACTAAAAACCATTCTATGTAATGCCCAAGACAATCTTATCATTAAATTTTTATCAGAAACCATCTTTGTCAAAAGAAGATGCGCTATAAAATGTTCTCTAGGAGTTAAACAAACTAGATTTGAACGGTCATTATTACCGCCGCAGCACTTTGGAATTATGTGATGTTTTTCATATAGACCAACCGGCGACCTCAATACAGAACGCACTTTTGCTTTTTTTACAAGATTATTATACCATTTGGTATATTTGTTTTCTATAAACATCATTATCATTTCCCAATACGTTTGGATATATCAATGATATTTATTAAATTTCTTCCTTCACTGCGATTTCAGAAATCAATTCATTAATGTCTTCTTCAATGAAGTGTTCTATACCAACTGGTTCTTTAAGTTTCTTTTTCTTATTCATTGTTTCTTCAAATGAACGAACAAAGTCATTCATGTGTTCATTTTCATAGTAGTGTTGTTCTGTTTTTTCATTCCATTCACTTTGTTCGATATGGTCATTGTGAATCATTGAGCTTTCAATCAACTTATGTTTAGTATATAAATGCTTCTTTTCTTTAGTGATTCGTCGAATAAAAGCAAAATATACAATTTGAGTAATGTAAGCAAATGGATTACTGGATTTGGCAGGATCAAAGTTATCAATATACATCAAACAATTTTCTATACCATCACTAATCATTTCATCTTTAAATGGGTAGTTGATAAAATTTGGTCGGTTAGAAAGTTTGTTTGCAATCAATAAGATACACTCACCTACGTAGTTTGAAAGTCTAGGTTTAGGAGTCTTATTTTCTTTTGCTTCTAAAACTAAAACTCTATGCTTTGAAAGTTCTTCAAATAATTTTTTGTTATCTACGTAGTGAGTTGTTGTTCTCATGTTTATGCCTTAGTGTGTTACTTTATTCTTTGGAGTTAATTTTGATTTTGATGTAGGCAAATCATCTTTTTCTCTCCGAAGTTTTCGTTTGATTGCGTCTTGTAAAATAAGAGTAGCAGCAGTAGCACCAGCAATAGTTTCTGGAATAGAAAATAGTTCTGAATATTGAACCATAACATCATAAAAGTTAATGAATGTAGGACTTGGCGTATATGAACTAATCACTTGATTCTTAAAGATTGAAGCAAAATCACCATTACACAATACGGAATAACTCTTTAAATATAGAGCCGTTGATCCATTATCAAGTGTCATGTTATAGATCGTCAATGGCTTTTCAATACGATAAACAGTAGGATCATCATACTCACCATCAATCAAACCAATCACATCATCGCCATTTGAAAGTTTCAATACTTTGTAATATTTCATGTTAAGCCTATACTATAAATTTTTGATTCAAATTTTTCTTCATTGTAGATCTTCATTCTTTCTACAAAGTGATCTAAACTGTAGTTCTTCTTTGCTTTCCACGTTAAATCGTCTGCAAGATCAAATAGAACACAACCATCTTTATTCTCACCTAATCTTAGACCACGACCAATTGACTGAAGATTCCTGATTCTTGATTTGGAAGGAGAAGCAAAGATAATGTTATGAAGATTACGAATATTAATACCTGTTGAGAATGTGCCATACGAAGCAATAATGATTGCATCTTTTTCCATCTCAACAAGTCGCCGAATGTCTTCACGATCGCTTGCACCTATTCCACCATGAACAAAATATACTTGTCTGCCTGATTCGACAGAACTAGAGATCAGATCGTATAGTATTTTACCATGTTTTTCAATATATTGGAATAGCAAAAGAGTGTTTCCATTCAAAGAAAGTGCAAGTTTTTTAATGAAGTTATTTCTTTTTTGTGATGAAACAATGAAGTCTATTTCATCTTGATACTTCATTTTGCTTACGGATTTGCATTCTTCATCGGAATACTTAAGAACTAAACACTTAATCTTAAATGATGATAGGTGCTTTTGATCCATCAGTTCTTTTGTGGTAGTAACCTTTTTAACTGGACCAAACAAGCCTTCAAGAACCAAACGATGAGTCTGCGTGCCATCAAGAGTTCCTGTAAAACCAAACCTGTATTTGCATTGATCTAGATTGGATAGGATCTTAGTTAAGGACTTTGCTTTAAATAAATGTGCTTCATCACCAATCACCACATTAAACTTATTGAACCAAGCTTTAGGCATCTTATAGACTGATTGCCAAGTTGTGATTACGATAGGTTGATTTGTTTCTTTTTCTTTTCCAGAATAAATCATATGGCAATATTTTTCAGAGTCAAAGCCATATGATTGGAAATCAGAATGCATCTGTTGAACAAGTGAAGTGGTAGGAACAATTAAGAGGATCTTATTCCTAAAGAACCTATACCATCTTATTAAGAGGTAGATGATAAGAGATTTGCCTGAGGCCGTAGGAGATAACATCATTGCTCTATGGTTTCTTACGGCATGAGCAAATGCTTCTATTTGATAGTCTCTTGGTTCTATCTTGATACCATAAGACTGAATCTCTTGTTTAGCATCAACAAGACTAAACTCAAAAGCTGCGTTATCATATAAGTATTCTACTTTATACTCACGTTCTAGAGCAAACTTCTCTATGTACTCAGTAAGACCAGCATAGAGAAGACAAGTAGACGTATTGAAAAGGTGGATCTCACCATTCCACATACCAGAACGGTATGCAGGTGTAAACTGATATCCTGGGACTTTAAAAGTGAAGAATGAATCAATCTCCTTGGCCATCCAAGGTTCACATCTCAATTTCACATAAAGTTCATTAATCTTTTCAATACGAATTAGTTCCATTATGCTCCTACTTTAAATTTCTCCCAGTCAATCGCTGATTTCAGTTGGTAACCGCGATTGTTTACACTTTTGATGATGTTTTCCAGAAAGTCAATTTTTTCTTTCTGATAGTCCATCTTTAGACTGAGTTCAATTAGATCTTTATCACTATCTAGATATATATGAGCATCAGATTTAAGGATCTTAAGACCATTAGGTTCCCAACCAAACTCTCTCAGAATTTCTTGAGAGATAAATCCATTATAGTACTCAAACTTATGTCGGTAAAGAACTTTATAGTCTTTTTCAAGTTTCTTGAGAGTAAGTCTTTCAGCAGAAAAGAACTTAAAGTATTTTGAATGTAACTGAGATACACGTAGACT